TAACAATGCTGGAAAGATAATGTATTTTCCGTTAACGGCGTCTCTAATTCTAAATTTTATAAAGTCATCTATTGGTTTATCGTTTAATACACCCGTTCTATCAGGATATCTATCTAAATCGCCGGGACGGCCACCATAACGAACTTGTAATGAACCACCTATACCTTTGTTTTTGTCGAAAAATCTAACTGCATTGTCAGTTCTACTTTCTATTGGGGTTCCAAATCTACCCAAATCAATGTGTCGTTTTGGTTTTAGTTTTGTAAATTCTTGTGATAGTCCTTTTGCTAATAATGGAGCGGCTGGATTATATAGTCTTGATTGTTGGTCTGGTGTTGTTGTTTTAAATTCTCCAAGACTATCAGAAGCAGGCCTTATAATTTGTTTTCTTCGTTTTGGATTTCTACTTTGTAATAATGCTTGTTGTGCTATAAACCTTGCACCTCGTGGTGTTCTTAAAAATCTTCCGAATTGTCTAACATTTTGAGCACCAAGTTCTGCTTGTAATGCTAATCCACCACGAAATATAAATTCGCCTGATGCATTTGCATTTCTAACTAATTTTTCTGGATTGATTGTTATCATTTATAATTCCTAATATAAGCTTTGATTAACATTAACATTTTTATCTTTTGTGACATCAAGTGTTTCTAAATTAACATCATATTGTTTAGCTAATATTGCATTTGTTTTCTTTTGTTCATCTAATACGGTTTCTTGTCCTGCTACTTGTTCCCCACGAGATATTCTTAATAAGTCTTGAACTGATATACCGATTGCGTCTGCAACTGATTGTCTTTGTATAACGTTTAGACTTTGGATATCTCCGACTTGACCAACGACACTTTGTATTTCAGTAGTTAATCCGGCAATATCTCCGTCAAGTGCTAATTGTCTTGCTCGTTCAAGATTGATTTGTTTACCAGTTAAGACTTGTGCTTCAAATTGTGCCGATATACTTGATTCAAGTTTTAGTAATCCGTCTGCTGCACTTAATATACCAGTTAAACTTGCTCCAACTTTTGCTGCTTCAACGGCTGCTTTTGCAAATCCTTCCGCACCCATAGTTGAGAATTTTGCAAAATTTTCAGCTGCACTTGACATTTCACCTATTACTTTTGCAGTTGATACTCCGGCTGCTTTTGCTAAGTCAGCTGCTACTCTTGAAACATTAGTTGCGGCGTCAAATGACAATCCGTCTAAGTCCATAAATACTTTATTCAGTTTAACTACTTCACTGCCGGCTATACCTGAGTTTTGTGCAAATCGTTCAATGTTACGAGCGTTCCTTACGGTCATATTTTCCAATGAACCGAATTCTTTACCGATTTCACCCAATGTGGATTCTATCTTTTTTCCATCAAGGCCAATCATATTAAATGCTTTTTCAGATGCTTTTAGTGGAACTAAAAATCCTCTTGCTTCTTTTGTTGATATACCTAATTCTTTTCCTAAGTCTCTTTGAGCTTTTCTGATTTTTGTAACTATTTTAAATATACCTACAAATGCTGCTAAAAGTGCAGCTACTCCAAGTGTGACTGGATTTAACAAAAAGGTAAATGCTCCTCTAAGTATACCAGCTGCACGAACTCCTGTTGGACCCATTTTTTCTAATGGTCCAAGTATATTTTTATTGATTTGTTCTCCTACCATTTTACCAGGTTTTGCAAACGCATCTTTAAATGTTCCACCCTCGTTAAGTGTTTTCAATACTTTATCAAAAACATCTTTTTGCATTCTTTCACCTAAATCCTCAAGGTCAAGAACTTCACTTAATTTTTCGCCTATGAACGGTATTGACTCAACTGAGTCTTTAATCTTTTTACCAATTTTTCCTGCTAAATCTAATGCTCCCTCAATTTCAAGAGTGTTTTCTGATAAAATTTTGTTCTCTTTTTCAGAAGCATCAAGTTCTTCTTTTTTAAGTTCTACAATTACTGCAAGGTCTCTTTTCATTTGACCAACTGTCTTACCATCAAATTTGTTATTTCCGTGAAGTTGCTCACTAAGATTTAGAATTTTTTCTAACGCTCTAACCCTATCTTCAGAGCTCTCTTTCGCATCTGCCTCATTGGAAGCTATTTGTTTAGATAATAATGATTGGTCTGTTAAGCTTTCTGCCATAATGTTTATTGTTTTGTTGGTTGATTAAAAAAAATAATTTAAAAAGAACGTGATTGTATTTGTTTATAAAGTTTAGGGTCATCTCTTTTTATTTTGTCTAATTTTGTTTTGATAGACTTTCTTAATGCTCTTAATTGTTGTATATCTTTTTTAGTTTCTGGTTTTGACATAAGTGACTTTTCTAAGTTTTTACTTATCTTACCAGAAACAATAGCTGAGATTAGACCAGCGATAAACTCCCTCACTAATGTTTTATTTTCTTTTACAAATTTTCTGTTCATAGTTTTTTCCTACTAATAAATATCAAGTTTTAAGATTTTTGAATGCCAGGTCGTTGTATTTGATTTTGATTTGATTGACTGGCTTTTTTGATTTGTTCGGCTTCTTTGTTTTTGGCCTCTACGAGTTTTTCCGCATAAAATCTTCTCAATGGAACTGGCATATTATACAAGTCATTGTGATTAAATCCGTTTCCGTAGTAAGCTATGTTGAAGAGTTCTTCGTGTATGGCCGCCCTATTACTCGGCGGCTGGCCAAAAAAAGTCAATCCCGAGTGGAACATCTATTTTGTGTAGATTTCCTGTTTGACTCGTGTAGTCAAACTTCAACTCAATGTCAGGTGTGATTTCGTCTAAATATTTTCTAAATGCTCTTGAATCAAGTGCTAAGAATTCATTGTCTACGAAACTATCAATTTCTTTTTGGTCTGTGTTTTCATCAATGGACACGATTTGATGTTTAAACCTTGTGGTTAGATTATATGAAACTCCTGTAAGCTTTTCAACTTTTGCATAATCTTTAAGGGTTTCTTCTATTTCGTTTTCATCTTTTTGAGTTAGTATTTTAAACCCAATAACTCTTTTTGAGTTTGGTAGTTCAAATGAAAAGTTGTTTCCATTTTCAAATAGTTTTTCATCTATTGGTTTATTTTCTAATTTAGTTAAATCTACAATGTGTTCAACTCTTTCTTGTGTGTCGGGGTCTACTAATGTAACTCCATAGTCTTTTCCGTATCCTAAAATACGAGTTCCAACCATAATTGCATTTTTATCACCGATTAACATATCGTCTAATTTTACTTTTGGGTCTGCTATGACACTTTCTAATAATCTTGTAATTACTACACCTTGTTGAATTAGATTTGTGGAAGTTAAGATATCTTCCTCTTTTGCTGTCATATATTTGACATCTATTGTTCCACTACGCAAAGGACTATCTTCGGGATATAATAATCCCTTTGATGGTAAAGATAGAACTTCAGTAGGAAATCCGTACTGATTTTCAGCCATTTTGTTTTACTCCTTGATTAATTAAGAATTAATAACTTGTTATTTTTTTAAAACTTTTTCAGCACCTGCGATACCGAAACTACCTAATGTAGTGAATAGGAATGAATTGTAAACAACATCGTTGATTACTAAATCTTTACCCATAAGTCCAGTTACAACATCTGCAAATGCAAATAAAACCATTACTGTAAATGCACCGAAACCAATTATTGATTTCTCGTTGTATTCATTATTATCTTTAAATATTGCCCACATAATTTTCTCCGTTAGAATTCAAGTATTGCGTAATCATACTGCATTGTTAAACCTATATCAACTACATCATTAGATGCGAAATCTAAATCTTGGAAATTAGCTGCTGTTAAGAAAGCACCTTTGATTATCCATTGTTCAATCTTTTCTCCATTAGGACTTAATAGATTGAAAGTAATATCTTTTTTATATTCTGATGAGTATCCGTCAACACCTGTTACTGATTCGTGGTGTAGTCTAATCCACTCATTGACTGCTTGTGCTCCTGATGGAACGATTGGGTCATATAAAGTTACTTCAATTGGTTGCCAAGATGCTTTACCTTTTACATATCTTTTAACATTGATATGGTCCAAAGTAACTGTATCGAAGGCGATTGATGGCCTTGCCATTGTTTTAACGAGATATGCCGGTATTCCGTCTATCTCCATAATAAACCTATTTTTCATCTTAGGTTCAAAAGGTGTAAAAAATATTTCGTTTGGGTCTGCAAAAGCCACTTGAATTCTCCTATAATTTTTTTCTATTCAGTAATAAATATAACAAAATCAAAAAAAGTGTATATCAAATGTGATATAGTTTTAGAAGTTTTATTGAAGTTTTATAATAAAAAGCTTGACTTTGTCATTAGGAATAACTATATTATAGTATGATTGATGAGATAATATGTGAAGAGTGTGGCGTTGAAATAGACGGCTTTTTCCTTTGTGATGATTGTGAAGAAGAACTCTTTGAAGAAAATAATTAAAAAAAAAGCTTGACATTTACAAATAGTATTTGTATATTATAGTGTTATGATAATGATAAAGGAAAACGAAATGACTGAAAATACAACAATTCAACCGAGAAATTACCAAGATACTTTTGTTCCAAGAGATTTTGGTTTTAATAATAGGACATTTACTATGAATGTCTATCAATATAACCACAATCCTATGGAATTGTATGAAGCTAATCAAAATCAACCAAGATTAAATGTTGAAAATTACAACAATACTACTCCTGGTGAGGTAGCTCTTTACAAAGGTATTCCTATGGAATTTAGATTTAATCCAGTTATTAGAGAAATGATGATGACTGGTAATTATAGAATTAGATATCGTGGTGGTAGCAAGCCACAATATGGTTATCATAGAAGTCAATATAATACATTGGCTGAATACGCTGACACATTTGCTATTTATCCTAAATAGGTGTTAATATCGTAATCGTAAGAACCTATTGAGTCGTGGGTTTTCGGTGACTACAAATTTGGAACCGAAAGGGTTATGTAGTGTTTCACGAGATTAGAAACAACCCTTGTGAGTTAGGTGGTTAAACTCTCAAATTTTATTCCCATTATCATAACAAAAAACCCCCGAGATTATCGGGGGTTTTTCTTAATCAATATTCCTATTATTCAGGGAATGCTGCGCCTGTTGGTTGAACTACAAAGTCCAATACAATAAATTCAGCTGTTCTTGTTGGTTGAATAAATATCTGACCAACTAATTGATTTCTATCAACAACATCTGGTGTGTTGTTTGAATCGTCCATAACTACTCTGAAAGCAGTTAGACCTGAATTTGCTTGAACTTCTTCAAGATATGGATTCACTATGTTTAGGAATCTGTTTCTTAAAGCTGTTGTGTTTTGTTCAAAGACTAAGAATCTTGAAGATGATGCGATGAACTTTCTCAAGTTAATCAATAATCTTCTTACATTGATTCTGTCTAATGCACTTGGTTTACCTTGAAGTGTTTTCTGTCCAAACACTACTACACCTTGACCTGGGAAAGTTGCGATAGGATTAATACGATTTTCGTATAAATCATCTCTTTCCAAGTTGGTTAGTCTTGTTTGTGCTTCTAATACTTCTGTTAAACCACCACGATTCAATCCTGCTGGTGCGAACCACTCTTGTCCAATTCTATCATTGTTTGAATAAACACCTGGTAGAACTACTGAAGGTGGAACCCAAGTAGGTTTGTTTTTGTTCTCATCAAGAATCTTAACCCAAGGATAATATGTAGCTACATAATTACTATCTAATGTTTTTACATCATCAATAGCTCCTTGTATTGTTCTTCCGTATTGTGAACCATCTAAGATAAAGAAACAATCTGCTCTATCTTCAATCTTATCAATTGCATGGTTTGTTACACTTGAATGTAATTGATGAATAGCACCTGGAATTGCTAACAAGTTAATATCAAATTCATCTGGATTAGACACTGCATTTATAGCTCTTTTGTATGCTACTGAACCACTTGCACTTGCACTTGATAAATCAAATCCTTGTGTGTTGGTTGATGTAATGTCTGTTCCTTTTTTGTTTTCCAATGCTGGGTCTGAACCATCAAATCCACCTTGGAAAGGAACTGCAAACTTCAATTGTCTGTGGTCTGCAACTCCTAATGCTAAGTTTTGCGTTCCACTAGCGTATGTTGCTCCCAATGTTGATGCGTCGTCATTACCGAATGCGTCTTCTAAACTCATTGTGATATTGTTACCGACTACTGCACCTGTTGGTAATGGTGCTAAGTATTGTTTACTATCAACACTTGCGAAATCAAAACCATAATATACATTTTGGTCGTATGTTCCACGAGAGTTTTTCTGTCCAGTACCACTTGTTGTTCCAACATATGAAGCACTTGGCATAGATGCGTCCGAATGTGAACCACTATATGAAGCACTTACTGTTTGAATAAGGTTTGGTTGCAATACTGCTCCAAATCCCATAGGAACTAATTCCTCTGGTATAGCTTCTAAGTCTCTCAATGAAGATGCTTCTGTTGAAACACTTGTAATTGTCGGACCAGTTATTCTAATGTAAGATGATTCATTTGGATAATCACCATTAGTGGTTAACTTACCATTTGAGTCAATCGTGATAAATCTATCACCAACTCTTCTAACTACATAGTTATCAGAATCTGGGTCAAGGTTTAGATTAGAAAAGTTTTCTAATACGATTCCGTCATCATTTTGACCTGGGTTATTTACGATTACTTGTAAATCAAACGAACCATAATCACTACCGGCTACATCAACTGCTCTCTTAACATTTGATACACCAATACGATATTTAGTATTCTGATTAGTTCCGTGTGCTAATGTAGCAACTCTAAACAATGAAGTTCTTGCTCCATTTACTAATTGTGATTGAATAGCTGGTGTATGTGCTACTTTGAAGTCAAAGTTAAATGCCTCGTCTTCTTGAACCGTACTACCAGTTGCTGCTATTTTCACAATGTCAGCTGCTGATGCAGCATTTGTTGTGTTTTGGAAATTAGAATACACATAAAGTGGTTGTTTTGTATCTTGTGCATTTTCACTAAATACTTTTGTTATGTAGTTTGCTGAACTTGAATCAAATGATAATGTAAACGCTGATGTACTTCCTGCGTTATTTGCATCAACATTCAATACAAATGAGTCTTTGGTTCCACCTGGAACACTAAGTGAAGCACTTGTAGTACCAGTCAAATCTACTGCGTCTGGGTCTGTTGCACCCCTTGAAGGTTTTAGAACTGCAGCGACTTTGTGTCCTTGTGAACCACTAATGGTCAACACAACACTATCGTTTGCATATCCTCCTAAATGTAAAACTCTCACGATTGTTACGGTTCCTGCACTTTTCAAATATTGTTTTGCAGTGAAAGGAACATAAAAATCTTGATTTTCTTTTCCGAAAATTTTCTCAAACTCACCTAAATTTCTAATTGCGGTTGGAACAAATGCTGGACCCATATCTGTTGGTCCGATTAATGCTGCTCCAATTTCCCCTATTCCTTCAGGCAAGAAAGATAAATCTTTTTCTCTGGTGAAAACACCAGGGCTTACTATTCGTTCGGCCATTTTCTTTCTCCTATTTTTACTATCTTGTGGATAATTATACTACTATAAATATAATCCTTAACTCCCAAAATGCTTTGATTGGGTAAAATAATTACTTATATGGTGTAAATTCACCAGTATTTATGTCTAAATTACCTGCACCATACTTTTCATTTAATTGACTAAGTAATTTAGATTCATTTGCTTGTTCTTGAACATATTGAGCTTCTAAACGAATTTTTTTAGTTTCGATAGATTCTAATGCTTGTTCAGTTGTTAAACGTTGAATTTCTAAATTACCCAATGAAGATTCAATAAATGAATAAGCACCTTTTAAATTATTCAATGCTTCCATTTCGGTTTTTGTGAATTTTATTGTTTTAGATTTTTTTGCCATTATAACTCCTGTTTTTGTTTAGTAATAAATATAAAACTATTTGTTCAAACAATCACATTTTTGTTTGATATCATCAACTTCTTGTTTTAATTCTTTGATTGATTCGATTAATAATGGAACGATTTTTTCATACTTGACTGCTAAGTATCCATTATCTCTTTCGGTTACGAGTTCTGGTAGAACTTCTTGGATTTCTTGTGCGATTACACCGACATCTTTTCCTGTATAAGTTTCTTGATTGTCGTTCCAATCAAATGTATAACCACCTATTTTACCAACCTTTTCTAATGGATTTTCTATACGAACGATATTGTCTTTAAGTCTTTTGTCTGATGAATAGAATGCAATAACATCTTGTCTAAATCTTGCGTCTCCACCACCGGCTACATCAAATGCCAACATATCAATTTCACTACCACCATCATTTCCTCGTAGAGTAAATGATGCATTAGACACTAAACTTTTTAATTCTAAGTCTGTTCCAGTACCATCAAGTTGTGCATAAGCAGTAGAACCATTGTAAAATTTTGTAATACCATTTGCGCTTGTTAATTCTATTCTTGCACCAGATGTATTGTTTGCTCGTAAAGTTAGTGTTGAATCGGAGTCGATTGAACCTGCTGTTCCGTCCCATTGGATAAATCCTCTAATTGCTGAATCATCAGTATCGTAGAAATTTAATGTTGGTGTTGAGTCTGATATTGTTAATGTTCCACCAGAGGTTACATCACCAGATGTAGTGATACTTGAAAGGGAAGCTGCACTTCCACTTGTAATTACTTTTTTCCAACTTGGCATTTATTTTTTCTCCTTATGGTTGGTTACTCGTTGAGCCCACTTCCTTGTTGCCACACAAGGCCAATAAAGTTATTTACTTAATCTTTTATAATTATCTTGAAGTTTTTCAACTACTTTGACTGCTTCAAGTAATTTTTTTCCTGGTATCATACTTTCTTGAATCACATATAATATAAATTCTGTTTCATCTTTAGAGAGTTTGACGCCATCGCTTGGTGCGTTGGCGTCAGTCTTTACCTTATCTATTAATCCCATAATAACCCTTATCATTCATCTTATGAATATATGAATATATCTTCTGTTCCGTCATCTATTTTTATGTTTCCTTTAACTGCGTAAGTTGCTGAACCTGTATTTGCAGTTAAAACATATAATGAATTATATGCTTCCGGTACACCAGCAATAGCGTCTTGTCCGAGTTGTGTATCAACTTGAACACCGAATCTATCTGCTGAGTCATCAAAGATAAATGCACTACCACTACCTGCTGAACCACTACCTACTAAGAAACCACCATCACCTGTTGCTGATGAACCACTATTGAATAGTGCAAATCTATCAGCGATTAACAAATTAGATGATGATATAGATGTTGTTGAACCATTTACCGTTAAATTACCCGTAATGATTGCTGCACCTCCAACATTTAAAGTAGTTCCGTCAAATGTTAGGTTTGCTTCTGCATTTTGTGCGTCAGTTCCAGTTGCTGTTAAGATTCTGTTGTTTGAACCATTAGTCATAAAGTCAGATACATCAACTCTTAATTCATTTGAAGTATAGTCAATACCTGTACCTGCTACATTTGAGTTCAACATAGAACCTTCAACTGCATTAGCTTGAATTGTTACTGCACCATTATTTGCTAATGCTACATCACCACTAACTGCTACTGAGTTAATGTCTGTTCCGTCCCCTACTAAGATTTGTCCGTCTGTTTTTGCGTCTAAATCGGTAGGTGCGTTTGAACCACCACCAACTTTAATACTACCTCTTGTGATGTTTGCCAACATATTGTTGTCTACCGAATCATTTGCGATAGTTAAAGCACCACCTGCTGCTACTGTCGCATCTCCACTTACTTTACCGAATACATATTCTGCTAAGTTGGAACCTGATATAAATTTTGTTGCTCCGTCACTTACATTAAATTTAAGTGCGTCGTGAGATACACCTGTTTCCGGTGTTGTTGGG